GATTCAATACCTGTTCCACTATCTCCACCTCTAACAGGTAAGAAAAAATCTTCTGTAATATTCTGCATATTATATTTTAGATTATAATCACCAGTATCTTCATCTACAACAGGTGCTTTCTTCATTTTATTAATTACTTGTTGCATATAGTTATCAACTTCATTAGGTGGAATATTACCAATATCTAATTTGAATATTCTTTTTTCAGGTGCTCTCATAATTCTATGTATTAACATAGCGTCTTCCATAAGAGTTAATTGTTTCCAAATTTTACGACCACCTTCAATTTGTGATTTACCATATGGTAAATAATTAGAATCAGAAAGTAATCTAAAATGTGCTACTTCATAATTTTCTAATTCTTCTCTTGTAGCAGACCTTTCAGGTTTATATCTATGTTGAGAAGTAGTTGATTCAATTAAAAATTTGATATACTCTGGATTTTCTGGGTCTAATCCTTCTAATCTTGACACATCATAAACTGATAACGGGACTACATTAATAATACCATATTTTTCATCAATTTCTAACTTTAAAAAGAAATCACCATACTTACACATATTACGAACCCAAGGCCACAAATTAAATTCTATGTTTAAAATATCATAAAATAAATTATGTAATATTTGTTTAATCTGATCATTATCTGTTTTTATTTCTAAAACGTCACCATACTCAGATTTCATTGTGGATTCGTCTGCATAAATATCAAGTGCCGAAGAAACAATCGCATCACTATCCATTGACTCATAATCTTTGAAAAGATTTAATCTCATTGACTTAGTTAATAGTGAATCTGAATATCCACTTAGGCCAGCACCAGTGAATATCTTCTGATATCTATCAATAAGATTATTTTTTGCTATAGATTGTGTACGACTTGTATCGGAAACTTTTAATCGTTTTCCCCCTACGTTTCTAACAATTACATTTGTTGAAAATAATCGTCTTAATCTATTAAATAGACTTGTATCAGCCATTTTTTACCTCTTTAGTTAATTAACCATTCTAATGATTCTTGAGTTTGACCATTTTGCCAAGTCCAAGAATCGTTTTGATTATCTGTTGGTATATAAACACCTTGATTTGATTTGACACTACTAATTGCTTTCTTTTGTAGTTCTATACCTTCAGCTCTTAATCTCAACGCTGTTTCTCTTATCCATAATCCCATACCATAAGACATTACTAAATCATCATTGTAACCACTCATAGCTTCGGCTCTACTACCGTTATATATAAATACAAACAACTCATCAATTAATCTTTGTGAATATACAGTTACCAATCTTTCTCTAAAAAATTCTTCTAATTTTGCGACAACTAACGGTCTTGTTTTTTGTGTCAAAGTAAATCCTGGAATTAATTGTTTTTCCATTCTATTAATTTTATTATTAACTTGTCTATGTACATCAACTATCTGTAAATCTTTACTCATATAAAATAAATTTTCATATTCTCTATCAATACATTGTTGTATTGCTGCCCAACCAATATTGTTATTCTCTACAACAAGTAATGCATTATTATATTCAGTAGCTATATTAACTAATAAATTACCATAATCTCTTGTAGACATTCTACCTTTATATTCGGCCACTTGTTCTAAACTTTCTACATCTAAAACGTGAAATGCAGAATAGTCTGTTGCATCACCACGACTTACATCAGCACATACTATATAATCTTTTGTATAATTTGGGGGCTCCCATATCCAAACATTACTATCAATACCCCTCTTCTCAATTGGTTCTTTAACTTGTGTAGTTCTATATTCTTCTAAAATAACACCATCAATTACAGATTGACCAGAAGTAATAAAATCACAATCACATTCTTGTGCAGCTAATGAAGGCCCTAATAATTTGTCTTGTTCATCTCTCCAATCTTGTTTTCTTTCTGGGTGAACAGTCCAATGAAGTCTTGTAAAATTAAATTCATTCAAACCATCTTCGGCATCCATCCAAGTTTTGTGAAACCAATTACCAACACCATTTGGTGTAGATAATGCTATACATTGACCACCTGTTGATAACGTCTGAGATGCAGCTGCCCATATTGTATCAATCTTATCAATAAATGCAGCTTCATCTAATATCAATAAAGATAATGCTTCAGAACGACCAGCGTCATCACCACTCGATACAGCTTTTACTTGTGAACCATTCTTATATCGTAAGCTTAATTTATTATCTTCAACACATTTTTGTTTTAACCAACTTGGTAAGTTTGCATGCATCACACGAACCTTTGTTACCAAGTTTTTTGCTACTTCTTGTTTCGTAGCAATTACCAAGATATTTTTATCTTGATGAAACGTCATCATCCATAAAGAATATCCCGCAGTTAATGTAGATATACCTAGTTGTCTAGCCTTTAAAATTATATTAAACCTATGTTGTACAAAATCTTCTATAGTTTCTTCTTGAAAGTTGTATAAATTAAAAGGTATTTTTCCTTTTATTGGATGTTGAATCATACAATACTTTTTCAAGAAATAAACAGGGTCTGAAGCACATTTTACGTACTCCTGTTTGATTACATCTTTTAATTGTCCTTTTGAGTTACGTTTCATGTTAGTATACTACGTGTACAGTACAACTTCCACTTATTTTTTGAACGCCTATTTCATATAATTCTTTTGCGGTAACATCAGATGTACTTATATCTCCACCATCTGTTGCAGTAATTACACCAGTACCCGCCGTTTTAACTATAAATCCACTTGTACCTGCTAAAGAACCAGTAAGGTGTTTAACACCATGGGCCGCTGCTATAGTTACTGTTTGTATTTTACTGAATCTTGCATCATCTTTAATTGTTGCAACTGTTCTATTTGACGCACCAGCTATATCGGTTCTACCTTTATTACCACTTGTTATAGTTGACATTATTTTCTCCTTATAAAATTATTAGTATCCTGTATATAAATATACTAGATTAAAGATTCTTCTATTTTTTCCAAATGTTCCAACGCATCATCAGCTTGTACTTTAAGTTTTTCAAAATTCATATCCCATTTTTCTTTTTCAACTGAATATCCATCAGGATTAATTTGATTAAAAATTGTTGGAGCTGATTGTTTTTTAAAGTCTTTAATACTTTCTTTTTGTTCTTTTATCCAAGATAATTTATTTGCTATTACTTTTTTTGTAGCCCATTCATCATATTCACCACTTATTCTTAATTTATTTTCTACCTCTATTTGACAATTAAAACAATGTTCATATAAATACCACATTTTTTCATCTAATCGTTTTTTCATCACTTTTTTACAATCAGGACAAAACCAAGGCATTCTTGCACTTTTAGTTATCTCTAATTTTTCATCAATTCTTTTTTGTTCCTCTTTAGCTTCTTCCTTTAACTTCTTTTTAAATTCTAAATCCTCTTGAGCTACAATAATTCTTTTTTCGGGTGTTTCTCCCCTTAAAATTGATTTAAGTGCTTTATTTTGTCTTTCATTCTCTCTACTATATCCTGCCATAATTACTCCTATATTTGTGGTGTATCAGTTGACCAAGTTGGAAGTGCTGTAGTATCTCCAGAAATGGCTCCAAAAGTTCCGTGATTACCCTCTCCTGATAAATCTTCAACCGTAGTTCCACTACCTTCTTCAAATCTCCAATATCCAACTAATCCAGAATCTCCTGTTAAATCATTTGGTGTTCCACTATTAAATGTACTTGTAACCCAATCAGAATCTTTTGCTGTGTCATATATAGCTACTTCGTCAAGACCACAAGCCCATCCGTTGTTATAATCTCCAGTTAGATTACGACCACCAAACATCATACCACCAGTTCCACCACCTGTATCATTCCAATTGATAGTGTTTGTATGACGAAGTACACCGTTTACATATAATTTACGTTCAGCTCCAGAAGATGTATCTGTACGGTCATCATACGTTAGTACAAAATGATACCAAGTACCATCTGTTTTTAGATTCCAGTAGCTACCATCCTTTTCTAACAAAGATTCTTCTACTGGAGTATCCATATTAACCCATGAGGTTGTTAGTTTATTTGAACCAATGGCAAAGTATCCTTGACGTTTTCTATTAATACCAAATGTAAATCTTTCATCATTGCTATGTCTTCTACCGAATGCAAACATAGTAT